CTGTAACCTCTCGGTATAAGTGCGTGGGCTTTCAGCTTTAGCTTTAGCTCTTTGCTCTTCTGCCATCTTATGTGCATCAGCCTTAGCTTTTTCGTTATCTTGTTTCACTTTTTCCGCCGCTTTGTCGTATTCGCTAGGACCAAACTTTTCCTTGGGAGGAGTGTATTTATCACTCTTACCATCGCCAACTTTTTTAGAAGGGTCAATAGGCTCTATTGGCATTTAGCAAGCCTTACCGCCTGATTTCATAGCGATCATCTTGCCTTTGGTCTTGCCTTTGATCTCAATGCCGCCGCCTTTAGCCATACCGTGCATACGCTTTTCGTGACCCTTAACGGCTTTAGTGGCTACCGTCTTCATCATTGGCTTGTCTTTAGCTACATCTGAGTGCGCCATTCCGCCTTTAGCCATTTTGCCTTTGCCATCAGCAGCAAACGCTGGTACTTTTTTACCATCTTTCATTACCATCGGCATACCACCTTTTTTCATAGGCATATCTTTATCAGCCATAGAAGATTTTCTTTTTGCCATCATAGCCATCATGCCTGGATTCATCTTTTTCATATCATTTACCTTTTCATTTTTAGTTAAAGTACCACCCGTTTTTTTACCTTTAAATCTTTCTAAACTAACATTTGGTAACTGCATCATTCCATGATTTGATTGGGGCCTATTAATTTTACCTTTAGCTGGATTAGTTGATCCACCAGTTCTAAATTTTTTACCTTTATCCGCTTCCATAAAATCTTCTCCAACAGATTTAGTAATGCCAACCTTTTTGGCAAACTTAGGGTTATTAGCCACAGCCGCCATGAAATTATGTTGCTTTTTTGAAGCACTTGGCATTACTTACCTTTTAATAAGTTGGTCAATTTTGTCTTCAAGTTTGTTAAACCTTGCGTCCATGTGTTCAACAATGCGGTCAACTTCTGCTTTAGTGACGTTATCACGTGCTACCTCCTCACGGGTTTTGTTTAATAAAATATCAATCCGTTTTAATTCGTTGAACTTTTCGTGCATGACGTATCCAATAAACGCTATAAATATTGTAAGTCCACCAGTCCAAAGTTCCAATATATTCATACCATTCGTCCTCTAGTCTTACCTTTAACTGCAATACCGTCAGCACGTTTAGAGGCAGAAGATACCTTACCGCCTGATTTGTAATTAAACTTTTTGGCTTTTATCATTTTGTCCAAAGGCATTGGATCGCCACCGCCACCGCCACCGCCACCACTTCTACCTTTTTTCTCGTATGGAGCTAAATTACGTCTATCAACATTTTCTTTTATCTGATAGTTTGAAACATCTTTTTCGTAATCTTTTGGTTTGCCCATATAAGGCAGTTCTGTTGTTTTTGTGTCACTCATACCATCTTCCCTTTAGTCTTGCCACGGACTTCGCACCCGCCACCACGAACTGCTCCGCCTTCTTTGCAGTTCCAAGCACGTAATGACTTGTTGATGCGTGAATCGGGGTCGTTAGCAGTTTTAGCAGATGTGAGCTTTTTCTTCATACCTGACATACGGGCACAGAACGATTTCTTTCTTGAACCGCCTTCTGGTTGTGGACGTTTGAGTCCAGGCTTACCAGGATTGGCTGCGTTATACGAAGCTCTGCCCTTGGCATTTAAGCCACCTTCAGGGTTTTTGCCCTCTTTGCGTTGCCACGCAGGAGTCTTAGCCATAGTAAATCTGCGCTGAATCTATGGCACTCATATACGCATAAATCCCATTAGCTGCTAATACACCCTCGCCAGGAATAAGCGGAGCGTTTTGGAACTCGTCCGTTGAGTGCGTTTCATAAGTCATTAACCAACGATTTACCCCGCTAACATATATAGCCGCAGTACTTGTAATTGTGCGTGAGTTAATGTCAGTTAATGTAAACGAATTTGCATCTACTCTAGTAATAGAATAATTGCCGTCCGTTGCGGATACGCCTGTATTTGCGTCAAAGTGAATACCGACTACATCACCTGTAGCTAGACCGTGCGCTGTTTTACTTACGGTTACGGTTGTACCACTTTGTGCATAAGTAACACTAGACGTAACAGGAGCAGAAGTCGTGTCAAATAACACTAAAGTTCCACCGCCACCAAAAAAAGAAACAGCCTTAACACGGTTGCGTCCAAGAACAAAGAAACCACTTTCGTTTAAGTGTCCTTGTTTTACATCATATTGCATACCCATAATTAATCCTCTTTATGTTCTGCTGGTGGGTCTTGTCGATCTAATTCGGTCAACAATACGTCCACCATTGCAATTGCTCCGTTAGCCTGTTGGATAAGATCTAAGTACTTTTGCCGTTGCTCAAGTGCCTGATTTCTCAAATCCAACAGGTACGCTTTATCTAACGCAGCCATTAGGCATTAAAGTTAGCAGCAGTAGCAGCAAGCAGGTAATAATCACTACCAGCAATTTTTACACGCAGTCCATGAGTAATCTCATTAACGTTGGTAATAGTACCAGTAGCGGCTAATTTAGCACCAGCAACAGTTACGCCAGCAAGGTTTAGCAAATAACCGTTGGTATCAACAGTTGCTGCGCCTGTACCATTAACAGAAGCGTAAATTAAAGAGGTATTTGTGCCAGTAGATGCTCCAGAAGCACAGTTAAGCTCAATTTCAACAGGAGCATAAGTACCTGAAGAAGTGCCTGCTGAAAGGCTTAATTCAGCCACAAAAGCTGAACCTAAACCTGTTGTGCGACCTGTAGCACCATAGGTAACTTGGGCTTTCAGGGCGTTAGAAAACGAACCCAAAGCTACGTTGGTATCCATCTCAAACAAAGTACGTCCACCCGTGCCGCCAACACCCGTCATTGTGACAGAAGTAGTACTAGCATTGAATGTAGCTGCACCTGTTGAGGTATTTGTAATATCAGTGATAAAGCCGTTGTCGGATGCCACTGGACCCGAAAAGGTAGTACGTGCCATAATAATTCTCCATACAGAGTTAAGCTTATTAGTCTTGTATGCGTCTGCTGGGGCAGTCTAATAAGCTGGTTTACCCAGATATTTAAATCTTACTACAAGTAAAACAAAAAAGGGGAGTTTTTGGCTCCCCTCTTCTTTATGCGCCTGGCGAACCAAACATTCCTAGTGGATCCGAGAATCCAAAAGAATAACGCTCACGAGACTTGTAACGGACGTTACCAGTATCGAAGTCTCCGTCCATGCTGTTTGCTAATGGGGAACGAACAAAATGCTTCATGCCATTAGGAACATCAGTACAGATAAAGTAAGCATTGGTGTCGGTCAGATAGTTATTAACTGTATAACCTTCTGGGATCGAACCGTTGTTTACGATAGCGTTAATGTCGTTGTCAGCAGTACCAACACGCAACTGGGTCTCTAAGAGACGGGTAGCTACGAACTGGAGTGCAGGTGGAACAATTAACTTCTTAGGTTTAGCAGCGATTAACAAGCCACGCTCGTCTGTCCAAGCAGCGATCTGAATAACTGCGGCTTCCAAAGAAGTCTCATTCAAATCAGCAGGGGTAGATTGAGTATTGCTGTTTACACCACCAGAAACCAGTGGGTGTGAGGTGCTAAATAAAGCCACACCGTCACCACCAGCAAAAGTTCCAGCAGTGAAACCGTTGTTTAGAACGGAAGCTGCTTTAGTTTGCTTGGTGTATGCCATAGCACGAGCCAAAGCCTTGGTATAACGAGCTGATAGGCTGTCATACAAGTTGTCCTCGATTGCCTCTTCCGTTAGGGAGAAGCCAAGGGCAATGGTTTCGTGGTTATAGCGAGCTGTGAAAGCCTCTTGTGCATTGTCATAAGCGATGGCAGAACCTTCGTTTTTGACTGGTGCAGCGGAGAAGCCTGACAGTTTTGTTTCTTCTTCAAACGAACGCTCAGAGGTCTCAGTATCGTAGATCTCTTTGTGTTGTTCACCATATGTTGCGTACTCAAGACCAAACAATGCGTTCAGACCTGGGAGCAACTCTTTCAGTAGTTGTGCACGTGAAATAGCCATTTTCTAAGCTCCTTATACGCCAGTTGGGTTTGTGTACTGATGAGTGTTAATGTTTATCTTAACGATAAACTCAACAAACGTGTCAGCGCCAGTTGCAGTTTCTCTTACCACATCAATAATGCGGATAGGTAAACTGCTGGTAGTATTTTGCGTACCTTCATCAATCGCTACAGCGGAGTTACCAGTAATGGTAGATCCAGCGTTTTGAATCAGAGCAATGTTATTACCAATAGCAGAAATGCCCATTCCAGCCACGACTGTGGTTGCAGAACAAGAAACTACTTTGAACAATGTGTCAGGATCGTCAGCAACGACTGCAAAAATCTTTGTACCCGCTTTAATAGGGGTGCTTGCAGGGTAATACTGTTGTTGTTGAACTTGACCAGTTGAGGCATTGGTAAACTGAACACCTAAAAATACACCACAAGGTGTAGCTGTAGTTGTGCCAGCATCTTTCTCAACAGTTCCATCGGAAACACGTTTTACTAAATCGCCATAAAAAATACTTGTCCCATAACCTACGTTATTAGACGAAGCAATTTCCATTAAACGAGTTGACCCCGCAAAGACCTGACCACCAATCAAATTGACTGGTTTTAGTCCATACGGAGCGTCTACGGTTGGATAAGCCATAATAAACTCCTAAATTAAAATTAACCTTTACCAAAGGTCACCGTAGATTTGCTCTCTTTAAAGAGCGGTGCTCTAGGATCACTTTGGCGCATAAGAGTATTGTCTACAGCCTCCATTTGATTTTCGGCTTGCTTTTGATAAAAGGCATTCCGTTGATCAACAAGTTCTTTTGGAGTTTTGCAGAGCAATAACCCGCTAATCTCAATATTGTCGTTAAAACGACTATTGGGATCAACTAGCAGTTTCATTTGTGGTTGTTCCTCAATTCTTACAGGATCCCATCCTTCTCTGAATTTGGCAGAGATGTTGCGGGGGTCTGCTGTTCCGAGAGTAGATACTCTTATCCACCGATATTTAAAACCTTCTTGTTTATCGGGTTCTGGCAACAATTCAGGCGGTTTCCACTGCTGGGGGCGCATTTCTTGTTGTCTAGTTTCTACTTCACGAGGTTTTCTGTTTTCAGCCATTTTGGGACTCCAGTTTTGTTAATTCACGAGCATATTGCTCTGGGGTTAGATTAAATTTCTTTGCCAGTGCTACTTGCGTTGGCGTAAGTCTGACTTTTTTTGGAGAGGTAGACCTAGTCGCTGGCGCAACTACTGTGCTCGGTTTTTTCACAGAGTATTTGGTCCCTGTCTCTGGAGAGTCTTTGGTCTCTCCTGCCCCAAATTTCTCTGGGAATCTCTGACGCATTTCTGTGTCAATGACCTTGAAATAGTGGTCAGATCCTATCGGAACTCCTTCTCTTTCCAAGCGTCTATGAATACCCATTGCTAGGTAACTCATATCATCATCTACCCCATACCAGCTGTTTTTGTCCAGCCACGATTGGGTTTTTGAGTCCAAACGTTGAGGTTGTGACATTTGTACATCATTATTTTCATTTTGTAAAGTATCTTGTGAATACTCAGGTTGATATCGTTCTATCTGTTGAGAGTCCATTTGTACTTTAGTGAGCTTTTCCTGAGCTTCTACAAGACGGTCTGAATCGCCAGAATCATAGGCGTTCTTGTATTCGGCTTTGGCTTTTTCTAGTTCATGGGCAATGTTTTCCTTGTATTTAGAGTGCAAGCTCTGCTCACCAGCGCTTAATTTGGTCTTTAGCTTTTGATTTTCCGCAAGCAATTGCTGTGCTACACGGGATGCTTCGTCTGCCTCCTTTTGGGCTGTTTCCTTTGCTCTGCGCTCATCGTTATAGACTTTTTTAGCCTGTAACAATCGTTGCTTTGCTTCTCCTGTGTAGGCTTCAAGGTCATCATTATCAAGTTCTTCAACAATATCCTTGGGCATTGGTGCTAAATTACGATCTTCCTCAGGTGTATCGTCTTCAATAACAATTTCTAGTTGTTCGGGTTCTCCCTTTTCATCGGGATATTTAAATGCTTCCAATTCTAATTCAGGCATGATTTTCTCCTTAAAGTCTGGTTATGCCACGGGGATCTTCGACTATTCCTTCTACAGAATCATCGTTAATAATCCTAAACTCACGCCCGTGGATCTTTAATCGGGTGCCAGAGTTTGGTCTGGCTAAGATAAAGTCACCAACTTTGCACCAAGGCCCAGTAGGGAAACGGCTTGCATCCTTGTAACAATCAGGACCCATTTTGACAACAAAAAACACCGTGGATAAGACCTCTTCGTAGTGCATCGTGGTATCCGCTTTGAGGATTCCGCTCTCGTAAGTGTCATCAACCTCAGGAATAGCGCACAAAATGCGATAGCCAGAGGGTTCGGGTAGTTGTTTTGCTTTTTCATCTGCTGTTTGAGGCAGAGTTGTTACTGCGGATACGTCATCGGGATTTGAGCCGATTAGTATTTCAGTCATTCGATTTCTCCATTCGTTGATTGAGGTCTGTAATGGTTAGACATGCGGACTCAAGACCTCGTATTTGTCCACAAGCGTACTTATACTCTTCATAATTAGCACAATTTCCCGCAGAAATAGCTGTTTGGAGCATATTTATACGGTCACGGTACTCATTTAAGAGGTAATCTAAATGCTTATCCACTATCGTCTTCCTGTTTGAGAATTAGTTAGTTGTTGCATCTTGGAAAGTTCTTGCATTCTCTTGATTTCGACTTCCATAGCGTCTTTTTCTGTTTTTGCCAGAAGCTGAGCGCCAGCAATACGTTCTTGAGAGGCAATTCTTTCTCTTTCTACTTCCAAGCGTGCAGCGGCTTCTGCTGCATCGGCTTGGTCTTTCAGTGCTTTGCGTTGTTCCTCGGCCTGTTTGAGTTCGAGTTCCTTCGCTTGCATTTGAATTACTGGGTCTTGCGCAGCTTGCTGAGCTTGTTGCGCCGCAATTTCGGTTTGATTGCGTTGTAATAAGGCGTTGGATGCCTGTACCGCCATTTGTGAGATCTGAACTTCCATATCCTGTGGGATTGATTCGTCCTCTTCGCCCGTAGGAAGTGGCACTCCCATTATTTCTTGCATTTGTTTCTTATATTCAAAGGCTAAATGCTGTTGAATATGTGCCATTGCAGCCGAAGCCATTGCCTGAGCCTGTGGGTTTTGCCCTATCAAAGCGGCAATCTTTGGGTCTTTCATGGCATTCATGTGAATCGTGATGTGCGCTTGATGGTCCTGATACATAAACGCCTTGACAGGCTTCATATTCATGATGTTCATGTTCTCAGTAATAGGGTCTTCAGGCATATGGTCGTCTTCAATCTTGACGAGTTTTTTAGCGTTCTTAATCCCTAAGACTTCTAACATCTGGCGATGCAGATGTCCTAAGTCATAAAGCTGAGGAGCCTGCTGAGCTAACTGAAGAACCGCTTGATACTGAACGACCTTCTGGCTCATCGTTGCGGCATTAGGATCAGAGACGGGAATAACGTCACAGTTATCGTAGTCCGACTGCTTGGCAAAGCGGTTTCCTACATCTGGTTGATATTCGTATTCATCAGGGGTGTAGTCACGGATGATGTTTTTTAAGAGTTTTAGCTCTTGTTTCATCGAGTAATGAACACGAGCTTGAACCGCAGACATGACCTTTAAGGTTCGCTCTAGAATAGCCAGAGTCGTACCCACTGGGGTGTTTGCTGACATATCAGCAATCTTCATATCCGAAGCAGATGCAAAACGTCTACCTTCTTCTACAATGTTTTGCATTAAGGTATATAAGACTTGACTAGGTTCTTTGTAAGGCAGAGGTAGGATATTGTCTTTTAGCGCACCAGAAGGAACGTCAACGTCCCTAAACTCTCCTGGGGCAATTGGGGTGTCATCTCCTTTGACTCGCATACCACGAGTTTTAAAGCCACCTGGCAAGTTGGCTAGTGTGCCAGCATCCACGAGCTGCCGAATAAGACTAGTACTAGACTTAGCAAAAGCACCGACAAGGTGAATAAGGCCAAAACAATAAAAGCCAAAGCCTGGAACGTATCCATAATGGACGAAATGCTGACGTTTTTGTTTAGTTTCATCTTCGGGCCTCCAGTTTCTGCGGATTGCTAAGACGTTTTGGGTTCCCTTTTCAATGGTAACAATGTAAGGCAGGGCAATCCCTGTAGCTTCTCCGTCTTTTTTATCTTCAAAACCTTCAATATCTAAATTAACTTGAATCTCAAGAATCTTGAAACGATCATCGGATGTGGCTCGTAGCCCCATCTTTTCGGCAATCTTTTTTTCTACTTCATCAAAAGTAGTACTTGGTGTGCCTAGGTCTACATCTTTATAAAATCCTGCGACTTGAAGTTTGCGTAGTTCGTTTTCGGTCTTACGCATGACGTGGGTCACACGCTCTGCGCTTTGTAAGTCGGAAGCGCCATAGGGAACAATTAAGTCTTCAGCTGGTACGAATAAAGAAACCTGCCGATCTAAGGATGGGTCGAAATAGACTTTCTTAAAGGCATTGCCTGAGAGTCCTAGTCCCCAGCACATTCTCTCGTGCTCAGGTCTAAACTCAGGCATTTCTTCAGTGATCTGGTAGTTCATGTCTTTTTGAACCCGATCCGCAGCGGCCAACTTTTCAGGGGTTTCTTTGCCAACAATAACGGTCTTTACAGGACCCGCAGGAGGTAAGGTCTCCATTACGGTTTCTGCTTGGAACTTAACGAGTGCTTCGGAAAGGAGGGGATGGTAGACTCCACAAGCTCCTTCCCACGGTTCGGAGCGCTCTTCAATTTTCATTCCTAGAAGCTCGATGCCGTCTGTATAAGTCTGCATCCACTCTTTACGAGCGCCAATGTCCGATTCAATGTCTCCTAAGAGATCGCCTGCAATTTGGGTTAGCTGGCTGTCACTTAAGTACTCAGCCAAATTAGCGTCAAAGTCTTCTGCGCTTTCCTCTTCTGGCTCAATCTTAATCTCTAAACCATCGAGTCCAATCGTGACAGACTCTGGGTCTTCGATCTCAATCTCGATAGGCTCAACATTTGCAGCCTCTAAGCCTTTAGGGAGTTCATACAGTGATTTTTCGATTGCCATAATAATCCTTAATAGTAACTAACTTTCCTAGACCTTAAAAATTGAGTGTCCTCTTCGTCTGTGTCTAGTTTAATAAACCCGCCTTTACGAAAACGGATTAACGCTTGTGTGGTTGAGTCTACCAAGTCATCGTGGTCTGAATTGGGAAATGCTGCCATTTCTTCAATGACTTCTTCTGCCCAGCGTTTTCTTGGTGCCCATATTTTTCCTGATGCAAATAAATCTGATACCGAGTTTACACGGGTAATCTTATCGTTTCCACGTACTGGTGTAAATTCTTGCACGGGTATTCCCATCCTTCTAAGTTCGAAAACTAACGGAGCTCCCGAAGCCTTAGCCTCTACTATAAACGCATCGGGCTCCCATTCCTTATACATTTCTAACGCTCGTGTCTTTAATTCAGGAAATTCTAGCCGTTCTTTGAGGGCGTCTAACAAAATTACATGCGGGTCATTTTCATTCTCATTCATATAAAAGACTCCCCAAGTCGTGCAGGCGGAGTAGTCTGACCGTTCATTCTTTGTAAAGGCGGTATCCCAAGACTGAATAATAAAAGCACAGGCGGGAGGATTCTCTTTATCCCAGACCTTCCACCATTCTCGTTTTACTAGGGCACCTTCTTCAGCCGAGGGATCTTGTTGGTATTGGGCTGACCATTTAGAAATAGGAAGTTCATTTTTTAGTTTTTCTAATTCCTCTAAAGACCAAAACTCAGGCCATAGGGATAGACCATTGGGCTTAATGGCTGGGAGACTGATCCTTTCCCATTCGTCTCCGTCTCGCTCAACCATAGACTGAAGGACTCTGCCCGTCAAATCTCGTTTACCCCAGCGGGTCATTACGATGACGATAGAGCCTCCAGGCTGAAGACGTTGTCTTGGTCCAGAGGAATACCATTCAAAGATCTTGTCATACACCGAAGGGTCGGAGGCTGCTAATGCGGCTTCTTGCTCCGAGTGGGGGTCATCAATGATCAAAAGATCAGCTCCTTTACCCGTTACCGTACCGCCTACCCCAATCGCAAAATAGTCTCCGTTGGCATTCGTTGCCCAGCGACCTGCTGCTTTCGAGTCTGTACGCAAAGAGACATTCGGAAAGATCTTGGCGTAGGTTTCTCCGTCTACTAAGTTCCTGACCTTACGTCCAAAGCCCACAGCTAATTCTGCGGTATTTGAGCACTGAATCACTTTCTTATGCGGGTACTTGCCTAAAAACCATGCAGGGAGAAGGTATGACGCAAACTCAGATTTAGTATGACGAGGAGGCATATTAATAATAAGACGTCTAACTTTACCATCGGCAATCTCCTCAAATTTTTTAGCCATCAAAGCATGGTGTCTACCCAAGATAAACCCAGGCCACATCTGTTTTACAAACGACATAAACGACTTCTGTGCTGCCTTACGGACAACCGAGTTCTTGTAGTCCTCTGCCATGGTAAAGAGATTTTCTCGATCCCCTTCTGGCAGACCTTCTAAGAACTTTTCTAAATTACTCAATGTACCGAACCTTTATATAGGAGGGGCGAATACTTCTCATTTTTCCCTTAATTCCTTTACAGATCCCAAGGTCTACTAAACGCCACATCTTACGACTGACATTACCCCGACCTTTTTCCCCTGTGATGTACATGACATCATCGATACTCGGAGCGAATCCGAACTTCTTCCAAAATTCATCAATGACCAAGAAGATCTCTTTTTGTGCTGGCGTCAAGGTTTTCTCCTTTCTTCTACCCATGTTTAATACGTTCAATGACATCCTTCGTTCGTGCCATTGCTTCCTCTTCTAATATCCTAGTCTTTAAATAACTCATCATCCTTAAGAGCCGACCTTTATCCTTATGTAGTAACTCCTCTAAATAATCTAAGACGAGCTGCTCTTTCTCTATTGCTGTAATCTGCCGTGCGTTCATGTGTGTGAGCCCTTACTCTTAATCAATACCGCATGCTGTTTTAATAAATACTCTAGATACTTCTTATCTTTGGTACTCATTCTTGCTAACCGATCTGCCAATACATCCATATCTACCTCGACCATGGGACCCAAATTATGAAGGGGGGGTGTTTCACGTGGAACTATTTTCTGATTGTCTGCTATTTTCATAAGGGGGTGGGGGGGTTATATATATTAGGGTTTACCCTGTCTCACTATAACAGCTGTTATGGTGACGCAGGGTTTTCCCTAGGTATGGAATCTGGAGGGGATTGAGTGAGTGGAATACTATGCAAGTTGACTTTGGTCGGCAATGCCAAAATTTGGGGGTCGTGGGGTGGTGGGCTCTCGATTTCTGCCGTTTGCGACTGGTCTGCCCCCTCTTTTAAGGATGTCTCTACATCAACATCATCTAGTTCTGCATCATCTCCCGCCACATCATCATCCATCTTGTCATTCCCTATGAGTTCTGCCAGTAGATCGTCTGCGGATCGTGCCTCAATGTCGATTGCCTGACTGTTCTCAATTGCCAGTCGGATACTGGCCATGAGTTTCTCCCGCATCTCGCTGGGATCGCTGACCTTGATAACTTCCCGCCTCTCGGTAAAGAGAGCCACTTCGGTAATCTTGCCTAATAACTCCAGTGCCTTGAGTTGCTGAGCAGGTGGACACTCAGGATCGAGAGCCTTTTCTGTGATCTTATGGATTGCCAACGCCCTTAAGTGTGCGGGCGTTTGGTATTTCTGTGCCTCTAAAGCCACCTTAAACGCCTCTACTTGCATGGCGATAGTTGGGTTCTTTGCCAGTTTCTGCCCCTCATTGCTCTGTGTCTTGGGTTTGCCCTTGCTTTTATGCGACTTCCTATACGCACTTGCCTTGCTCTCTCCCAGTGCCATTTGCTTGGCAAACTCTACTTGTTTGTGGGTTAGCCTCTTTTCTTTCGAGTTGCTGACTCCCAGTAATAGGGTCTCCAGTGGCATAGCCTGTAAGCCTTGCTCTATCTCTTTCCTAGTCAAGCGTTTCATAGGTATCTCGTAAGAATTTCCATAGTCCTGATTCTAGGGCATTCAGGATGATTCTGCTACTGGTATCTCTTATCTCCTTATATGTCTCTCCTCTACTGGAGTTGTCCTTGGACTGTTGTGCTTCGCACCTTTGCCCGCTTTTAGGTCTCTACAAGCCCTTGCTTTATGTTTTTACGCACCTTGCACCACAAGTAAACCTTTCTACACCGCCTAAACTGACCGCAAACCCTTATCCAGTAAGCCCCTAAATTTATTTTCAAAAAGGTATTGCAAAGGTGTTTATTTTCCCTCAGAATTGTCGGTAGGTGATCAAACACCGATTCGACTAACTGCTAGGAGATATACAAATGGAAAGAATTGAAACAATGGCTGACACCATAGCCTTATGGAATGAGCAAATGAGAATAGATGCGATACGCAGATACTCGATACAACAAGGATGGTCTGTTATTGATTTGTTCAATGATGGCGATCTGTTGGAGTTGCTTTCAGAATTTAAGATGGATTATGTAAAGGTTCTCAAACGCATACAAGGCATGCAAGTTGTTGAGGATACTATCCAGTCGGACTGCTGAGTGATACCTACAAGCCCATGCACTGCGTGGGTTTGTGGATTATCAATTTCGATAGTCATAACTGCTAGGAGAATTAAATGGAATCGACTGCCACTTTAGACTTATCCCAGTTCACTGGGACTGAGAATTACTATCGCACTAATCACCTTTTTGCTAAGGACATGGTTCACACTGATGGCGTTCAATACTTCGCTGACACTGCTGGTTGCTACTGGTTCTTGGACATTATCGCTACTGAAGTATTCCCACTGCTCAAGAAAGAGCCATTCATGGCAATCAATCTGCTTGTAGAGGATGGCAAAGCCAAGATCGCAGTTGAGGATGGTGATCTCAAAACACTGCTTGCAAAGCAGATTGACTACACTAACTGCCCTGATGGTCTGTATGAGTTTTTCCTGACCAACAATGTGCTGATGCTGACTTCGGAGTATTGATTATGACTCACTACTTTATCGGCAAAGAAACCTTTAACTGCCCTTTGATTATGGAAGGCAGTTGGGGCGAAAAGGATATCGGGACTCACGAATCCACCATGGAGTTGTATTTCAGAGATGATGCCACTGGGTTCATTGAGTGGGATATCGAGGATGTGGGTTTTGAATACATTGGTCTGTGGTTCACCATTGACCAGTTTGGTATCCGCACCTTGGATGAATATGACGGAGTGATGTGCCTGTCTGACAAGGCAATAGCCCTGTTGCGTAAGTTTGATGTCATTGTTCCCAAGGAGTTTGAATAATGAGAATCGTTGAATGCCAAGATACTGGTCGGATTCTGTGGCGGGAATGGAAGTGCCAGTGCAGTAGAAAGGTCTGCTCGGATGGTTCAGGCGAGGATGTTGCTTGTGATTGTGGGCAGTTGTTCAATGCTTTTGGGCAAAGGTTAGTTGATCCTTGCCTGTGGGAAGAAAACGAGGATTATTAAATGATCTATTTTGCTCTTAACAATGATGGACTTTTGTATGACCTAGGGGATCATGGGGATTGGGAGTGTGCTGAAGATACTGCCAACAACATGAAATTAGATCCTCTTTGGGTATTTGATGAAACAGTTGCTAAATCATGGGTTGAATTTATCAATGATCGCATTAGCGAAAATCAAGACAAACTGACGAGACTTGAATAGTCGAAACCGAATCGCCTGTATGGGGTTCGGTCTTTGTCAAACTGCTAGGAGATAGAGTAATGTGGGACTGGATACTGATTGTTTGCTTGATGTATGTGGCTTATGTGGTTGCCAGTGCAGTTGTTATCTTTAACTAAGGAGAGTGTGATGCGAGTAAAAAATGATCCAACGGATTACGCAAAAGTGTGGGGCGAAAAAGCAAAAGCATTACTACTGCACAAAAGAATTGTCAATGTGCGTTATTTAACTCAGGAAGAAGCAGATGACATGGGTTGGGATGAAAGGACTGTTGCATTTCAAACCCATGATGGTCTGTGGTTTTTCCCCAGTCGGGATGATGAGGGGAATGGGGGCGGTGCATTGTTTACCAGTGATGAAAAGCAATCCTGTTTGCCTGTTATCTGAGTGATACTTCTATGCCCTTGTGTGAGGGTATAGGGATTGTCATTTGGCAATCATTAACTGCTAGGAGAATGTTATGGGATTAGATATGTATTTAAGTGCTAAGAGATATCTTTGGTCTGACAAGGATAAGGAAGTGGCAAAGGATATCAATGATGCAGTGGGGGTGGAGTGTGATCCTGAGAAACGCTTTGCGGGATCGAGTCTGATGGTCAAAGAAGTATCCATTGATGCAATGTATTGGAGAAAAGCAAACGCTATCCATGGATGGTTCGTGGAAAACTGTCAGGGTGGTGTGGATGAGTGTCAGCAATCCTATGTGCCAAGGGAAAAACTGGTGGAGTTGCGGGATTTGTGCAAGGATATTCTTGAGAACCCTGATGCCGAAAGGGATGAGGACTTAGAGCCTACAAAAGGATTCTTCTTTGGTTCATACGAAAAGGATGAATGGTATTACCAAGACCTGAAGAATACAGTCGAGGGCATAACCAGTGCGTTATCACTGCCCGAAGATCAGTATGAGTTTTACTATCAAGCCAGTTGGTAAGGGGGTTATATGGACTTTGAAGAATGGTATGAAAAATACAAACCCATTAAGAATCACCTTGCAAGGGGTGAGGATCGGGATTACTTTGAGACCTATGACCTTGAACTGGGTTATGTCTTAGGTATCGCAGATACTCATCCCAAAAAGGTATGGACTTATGTTGATGGTGATGGTGGGACTTATGTGGTGGATGGTTATCACCTAGTCAATCGTATCTATTACTTCATTACTGAAGTGCCTTATGAGGGTGATGGGTTAGAGGTTCAGGTTGATGAATATGGTGGGTGTGCAATTTGTGGAGAGGAAGGAGAGTGCGAACATGAGTTATGACTCAGATTACGAAAGTGTTTACATGGTTGAGTTTGAATCAGGCAGAACAATCCATGTTCAATTCTTTGATGCAGAAGAAGTAAAAGATTACTGTTCTCAACATCACCCTGACATGGTTATTAAATCAATCTACCGAGAGGTTTACTGTAATTTTGAGGAGTGTGAAGATGCGTAGATATGGAATGAGTGTCAAATTTGAGGGAACGACCTATGTTGAGGTGGATGTGCCAAATGGGGAAGATCCTGAAGAATATGGGATGGATATTGCTAATCCCAAGGATGTGGATAACTGGGAGATTATTGAGGTTTACGGATTAGATGAGGTTGATCCGAATGACTAAAAGTATCTTAGAACTTATAAAAGAACACTTGATTACATGGCCTCAGTCGGTTGATTCTCAGTTATGGAATGACCGAGTTGATACCTTAATTAAGCGGGTTGAGGAGTTAGAGGAGAAGAAAGACCAAAAGCCCGAATAGATTTACCTAGCAGTAAAAGGAAGCCCCCAGTGCCGTAAGACTGGGGGTTTTTCTATATTATCTGCCTATCAACACCTTTTTGAGGGATTGAGACATTTTAAAAGCACCATGAGCAATATAGTCATCATTGAAATCATGCCCGACTGTCGTAGAGATCCAATAAGGTTTGCCTGTCTCTTTGGCGACTCGTTCTCCGACACCACTGGGGTCATTGTCAGCCACGACTATCCCATTGGGGATAAGCCTTGCTACTTCCTTGAGGTTGCCTGCACTAAAGCAAACATGGATTGTGTATCGCATTTTATTGGCTCTCATTACCGCCTGAATCGAGAGACCCGTAGCGAGACCCTCGCAGAAGATGGGGACACCTTTTGCGTCAAAGGTGAAAGTTGCCCCCTTCGTCTGTTGACCATAGAGAAACTTCTTCTTCCCCTCGTCATTGATGAGTTGGCATCCTACTATTCTTCCTTCTCTTCGCATGGCAATAACTAACTTACCTTCGCCCTCTGGCGTGTTCCAAACTGGCATCATTTCGTCTGGAAATCCTTTTTTAATCAGATAGGGATGGTGCATAAGTTGGGTCTGATGCATAATCCAGCCCGCTTTTGCACTTGCCCGTTCTGCCAGTGCCTTTCGTTTTTGATCTTCTTGATTGCGTAATTTTTCGAAATGTGGGGTTGGTGCATATTTCTCGTTGCTTCGCCACATACTGGGTTTATCCATGGTTGCCCAATTCTGCACCCACGCTACATCACCCATGTATTTATAACGCCCATTACGCTTATGGGGGTGGTCGTCCGTTGGGGTAGATATCCACTTAAATGGAACAACACTGTTAATAATGAGCCCATGGGATCGGGCAAAGTCCTCAAATCTCATGCACTTCCCTTTCCTTTTGACCAAGCAATCATTCTATTTTTTACCCATTTTTGGGTCGTAATCGAGGGGGGTATGGTGGTATCTAACAGACCTTTAGGCCATACGCCAAATCTTTCTCGATATTTATGGTTAGCCCAATAGGGGTTGTAGTTGTAAGTCTTGGCTATGTATAAAAGTTCGGAGTAAAAGATTTGCTTATCATCTTTTCTTGCCTTATTGCCCGCTACCAATTCAACTAACTCACCCGCCACATGATCGACCATGCTCTTGCGTTTACGCACATGACCACAAGCGGGGCAAGTATCACTGTTCTTAGGCCATAAATAACCGCAGGATGGGCATTTGGCTTCTGCTTTTTTCTTTTCAGTTAGTTCTCGCTTGGCTCTCTCTACTTTACCCTCAAGGGACTTAACACCTTCGGAGTAAATCTCATCCCAATCATCCCGAAAGCGTAAATAGTTACCTGAATGGTCTAGCCATAGGGCAAACTCTTTGCCTTCGTAAGGACGCATAACCCGCCCCATTTGTTGGACATGACTGGAAAGGGATTTGGAAAAAGGTCGAGCAGAAACTCCAATCATCACATCCGATACATCAAAGCCTCTAGTAAGAATGTCAGTCGCAATCAGACCATTGATCTCGGTATCGGGTTTGGCAAAGTCTTCGATGGCTGCCCGCTTGAATTCGTCATTATCTTTATAGGAAATCGAGACAAAGTTATAGCCTTTTTGGGCAAACTTATCGACCAAATGTGCGCCATGGGCTACGCCTGAGCAGAAAACAATAGTTTTAACGGGCTTTCCAAAAACTTCGTGGGTCTTTTTAATCCATTCATCCACAATATCGCCCGTAATTCTCATGCCTCTCTCGGTGGTTTGGTCGGCAGACCACTCTCCAGCGACCTTTTTAACGCCCGTCATATCGATTTCTTTAGCAATATAGACCTTGAGTGGGGCAAGCCACTTAGAATTCACCAAATCCTCTGTGGTAGCCCCGCAGACCACATTGGAATACAGATCCCCCAATCCTTTGGTAAATGGCGTGGCGGTCAATCCAATGACTTTGACCTGGGGATTGTTTTGGATAAAGTCAGAAGTCTGCTTTCTAGCGATATGGCATTCATCGACTATAAGAAGATCAATCTCTGGAAAGTCTTGTCTGCGTTCTAGGGTTTGGGCAGAACACACCTGAAGTCGGTTGGTGCGGTCAAATTTCCAATGATCGGCTTGAAATACCCCATGATTGATGCCGTACTTAGTGAGGCGGTTACTGGTTTGATCGACCAAGACAATGCGGTCAAGCACCATCGATGCCTTCTTGTAATTGTCTTTGGTGGCTTTCATTAGGTAGATGGCTACCTCGGTCTTACCAAACCCTGTTGGGGCATACAACAGTTGAGATCGGTGTCCTTGCTTAAACCCGTCTCTTAGAACACTAACCACATGGGTTTGGTGTTCTCTTAACTCTAAATCCATAAATACTCCTAACTACCAAATTCCCTTTGGCTTGGGCTGGGGCATACGCCCCCTTAAACTGTTTCGTATTTCTTTAGTTTTGCTTTTAATGATTTAATGGTTCGCATCATTTCAGCGTTCTCGTTTTGATAAATGTCTCGGCTTTCACGCATAGACTTGTTATCAATCTCTAAAACCCTGATCTGTTCCCGTAGGTTCTTGATGGTCTCTTCGACATCGATCTTCTCAATCTCAGAGGCATCCCACTGTCCTACGGCTATCTTGTCCCGCATGACTGTGTTTTCTTCTGCCAAAGTATTGACTGTGGTGGCTAACTCTTTGACCTTTTGCTCCAGTTCTTTGACCTCTGGGTTGGCGGTTGTTACATCAGGCTTCGTGGTTGGGGTGGTCGCCTTTTTCTTCTTATCGGTCTTCATGGTGGTTGTATTGCCATGCCTATCGACATAGGTAACAGTGGTTTGGGCTGGGGTTTTCGCTTCTTCTTGCATCGCTACACGCACACGCCCAACAGTCATGCTAGAGATATCAAGTTCCTTGGCAATATGGTTGTTTGACCACTTGCTGTATTCCTCATCGGTAAGCATGATGCGAAGAATGGCACGGATGTCTTCGGCTTTAAGGCGGTTGCCATGTTTGTTGTTGGCTTTCCATGCGTAGAACTGGGCTTCACGCAGTGTGCCAGTATGGATAATTGCTTCGATACTGGTTAGCCCATTAGTTTTATAACCAAAGTAGCGATGGAATCCATCGACTAACCAGTATACCGAGCCATCATGGAATACTTCAACGGGCGGGAAAACAACTCCCTCACGCATCACCTCGGCATATTCTTTGACGAGGTTTTGATCTAGTTCGAGACGGGGCTGAGTTCCCCCATCAGTACGGATATTCAGTAGATTCAGTTTCTTCACATTCACTCCTCTTGTAGTTAAGTAAGTAATACAGTCAGGTTGCTTTTTGGTGAACGCACCTAGCCTCTCCTAGATGCCTTCAACTGTTGCTTTTTGGAGCCACAGCACCCGCCAGACGTTCGATCTAGGACTCTGGCTTCGCCATCCTTTCCCCTGTTTCAGATCTAATCCCACAGTAGGGGTTCTTCCCATATAGCTGCTGTTATGTCCGACCTATATGGTGTAGCTGTGGAGACTTACGAAGAGTGAAGAGGCAGTTATGCCTTTCACACGTTCTCGTAATTCTCCTAGCACGACTAGATTAAACCAATCGAAATAAATTTGCAACAATTTTTTTTCACAAAAGAAAAACCCCCAGGAGTGTGAGCCTGGGGGTTTTAGGGTGAGTGTGTTCACCGAGGGCTTGCTTTGCACAAAACCAATCTGCTAGGAGTGGAGAACGTGCGATACCAGTGTTGGCTGGTGCACTAAATGTACCACATAACAGGAATAAACGTCAACATGTTGTGTTATCAAGGAACATCAAAGGCTATCAACGGATATCAATAAGTCCGTTTTCAAAGAGCCAGCCTATAGTCTTGCGGTGGGCTTCTTCCCACATTTCAACCCGTTCTGCTTTACTTAGGCTCAAACCCTGATCCAGATTGGAATGACACTGAAAACAGAGAGCCGCCACCCTAAAATCGTGCGCCTTCAAGGATCTCCCTTTTCCGTCACGGAGCTGGTTTGAGTGCGCAGCGCAGACTGTGCCGTCCTGTTTGCCACAGTTATGGCATGGGCTAGTTCTAACCAGCTCTAGGAGCTTCTTATTGCGATAAATAGTCACAGAAGATCATCTGGGGAATAGACATCATAGCGAGTTCTTAGAACTCGTCTGATCTTATCCAAGGCAGATTTCTCCAAAATAGATACATATGCACGGGATATGCCCATCTCCTTGGCTATCTCTTCATGGGTTAATTCTGCTTCAAACCCCGTTGTTTTATTAACATCTACCATCATCTTCATCGCTGATCCTCACACTGGAAGATACATTGTATGCCCGATTCCATGCTGCTTGCCAGACAATCCAGTAGTTCTGAAGGATCTTTTGGGGGTGGGGCCATGGCTCTATGGTATCCATAGCCCACTGATTAAATTCTTCTTCCATTCGATTTATATTTAGGGAATTTTCACGATCTTCGGTAGTCCAAGTAGTCATGTTATCTCCTCAAAGTTATAAAACCATTCGTCCTTAGCACTCCACTTAGCATGGTTCTCAACGCTATATACCTCGGTGGGTATCTTAAAGTCGGGTGTCTTTAGAACTGCGGGTACTAGCGATACATCGTACCAAAGGCACCGATTATTAGGTTGGCAAGCAAACTGCCCGTTATCTAAACGGATAAAGTTATAAGACTTATGCTCCTCAACACCCTCTGAAAAGCTAGTATCTAGTCTGTTAGATTCGGGCGAGGCAAAGTCAATGGTGAACAGGTAATTACCAAAGTGAAACTGCTTGTCCTTGCCAAAGAACTTGACCTTGAGTCCTCTTAAATTAGACTTCTCAATCACCGCCATGTCGTAGGATAGGCAGTCCCATATCTGTAGGTGGTCTAACGGCAACGGCTCGGCTACTTCTTTCCACACATAAGCATGGATTGGTAGCTTGTCGTACAAAGCACCGTAGTTAGTTAGCATCGACTCGATACGGAAGGCTTGCCCTTTGATCGCCTTGGCAGTCATCCACACACAAGGCTCTAGTTCTCCATGCCCTTTCTCGTGGTTGTAGAGAAACTCCTTACGCACAAAGCACTTGACGGGGGGTATATTGGCTACAAGGAATGTCATTTTTGAATCCTTTCCCACAACTCAGACATTGGCATCCCCCTAATTTCTCTCCAACCAATGTGTATACAGGCGTACATAATGAACAGGAAGAACGCAAAGACTACGGCAAATATTAGCACCGCACAGGTAGCTACGAACAAAGCAAACATATTAAGTATGGTGACAATCATTTTATTTAATATATTTTGGCATACAGGTTACGTCAACTGGGGCCTCAGATAAGAACCCATTAACTTTTCTTCTAGTAGTTATTACAACAGGTCTTGTGCCTGCCGCTTCGCACTCCATAATGGCATTAATCATTTCATTTCGAGACATTACATACGTGCTTTTATCTACAAGAACTTCCGTATTCGGAAGATTAGCAATTGGGTCTCTGCTGGCACAAGCACCAAGTACTGCACACACCGCAACAATGTATAGCTTCTTCATTTTTTGTTTCCTTTTTCAAAAAAATTTAGGGAGTAAGAATGCAACATGCCTGTATCCCAAATAATGAGCACTCTTGACTCATCTGCTGCCCAACAGCCAAAGTTAGCACTCCCATCTCTGTAGGTTAAGTAGGCTATCTTTGTATTCTTAATATCTTTACACTTTGCATCTGTTAAAGAAATGGTCATATCGTCCTGATTTATACCTTGAGCTATAACGCCACGTGCTAAAACTTGGGCAGATAAAATTAGGCTTAACAAAACAACTACAACTTTCATTTTCTAACTCTTTTTTTAATTGCTGGTAAACCAATGGTTTCTTGTGGTTTCCGAGCCTCAATCATGTGGTCAGCTAACGCATACGCACCCTCTGCTACTTCTTCTAACTTATTGTTTCCACGCATCAACAACCCCGCTAAAGCAAAACCCGCAAGTAAATCACGCAGATACTCTTTTTCTTCATCGTTCATTTTTTAATCTCCAGTGATTCAATTTGATCCGTTAGGATTGAGCCAAGATCTTTTCCCTTGATAGCTATCATTTGAGCTTCTTCACAATCGTAGACTAACTGCGATGCATCCTTAAGGGCTTTGTTATACCCACTGGTGTACGCATCATTTCCCTCGATAATCATGCAAATAGCATCCCGTATTAACTTAGATGCTGTTCGGTTCTTGGCTTCTTTCTTAAGCCGAGCATGCATATCGGCAGGCAGATACACCGAATAAGGAACTAATTTTTTTTGCGCCATTCGTTAAATTCCTTTAATATTCTGGTAAATGAGATTCTTGCCATTTCATTGGTCTTTAGTTCAGAACGAGATTGAATATTCAGGCAATGGCGTAACCATTCTGTTGCCATCGCCTCTTCTTCCTCAAAGATTTGCCCGTCATCACACAGATACTTCCAAAATTTAGGATCACGGCATAGCAAACCAGCAATGCGAACATACTTATCACCAATAAACTCTTCTCTGTTTAGTGGGGATTCATCTGCTCCAATCCTGACCATAACCACCTGATACCTAGCACCGACAAAATCCCGAAGAAGCTCTTCTGGGATATCGTCTGGGTGCATAGATAAGGTCAAGACATAGCCAGTCTTATCCTGTTTGAGAGCAACCTTGACCCCTTCAAATTGCATTGTCTTCATTGGCTTTTTTCAAGTCCTAATTGATGTTCAAGGTAAGAGATCACCGCTTTGTAACCGACAATTTGGTGATTTAGCTCTGCAATTTGAATGTCTTTGAGGTCAATCGTTTCGTGTAAAGAGTCAAGCTGAGACTCTTTGTATAAGCTAATTTTTTGTTTAGCAGAGTTTTCAAACCGTTCAGCTTGCGCATTGATATCGTCAAAGGTATATATCTTTTTAGTTCTTCCCATGACGTCTCCTAGTAAGGTAAGTCGTTATCAACAGGCTTCTCATAGGGTTCTGAGGCAGAGATTGACAATGTCTTCTTGCCGTTGATCTCTTTCTTCCACCCCGCCACGGATATTTTGATAAGCCCTTCGGGATTCTTCATCATCATTGCTTTGATAAAGTCACGATCAAGATGCAGATCACCCCTAACATCAGGGTGAGTCTCTGTTTTCTTCTTATCGTTAGGCCACAGTGTGCCTGTGTTTGCTTTTGGTATGAACGCCATTATGCTTCCTCCTTGTTAAATTCATTCTTTTTCTCTGTAAACTTGCCCATCATTTCCTTGAAGAATGTGGCATCGGTAGCTTTGACAGTGTCAAACAACACCTTGTTCTTCTTAAAAATCAACATGACATCTTCCTCGTTCTCGGTCAGATCAAGCAACTGATGCGAGGTAATCTTGATTAACTCAAGCCAATCACCAACTTCTCCTGCGGGCTTTCCTGGTGCCACAATCTGCCACTCACCTTTCTCGCCAGCAATTTTCTTGGGTTCAGGCTTATTGGGTTCAGGCGTAACAGGTGTTACGCTTGGTTTCTTGGCTACCTCTACCGCACCAGTAGTCGCATCCAAGGAGTCATGCTCCACGATCTCAAAAGCATTTGTCCACAGATATCTACGCAGATAGGTTTGCACCGCACCTAGGTTCTGTACATCATGGCAACCTTTGAGGGCAGCAGAAGACATTGGCGAAGTAAACATAATGGATGTGCCATCCTCTACATCGTTAATCTGTAGGAACGCCATCTCATGGTTAAATGACACTACACCGCAAAGTCCTATGTCATTGCAGATCTTCTGAATCGCTGGAAGAAAATCGCCTAACTCAAAGTACTCGTAGCCAGCAAACTTATTCTTGCCTGACTTTGATAACTTTGTGCCTTGTAGCAACATCCTAGCTTGTTGCAGTTTTTTATACACACTCATACACACTCCTTAGTTGATAAATAATCCCGATACTGTTGGCAGTACTGGGAGACTGGGCAAAAGTTTGCACACCGAGTACGCTCGCCCTGACGCACTTCGATCTCATAGTCCTTGCCTAGTTGCTCTAAGGCTTCTGTGGCAAAAACTTCTGATTCATATAAGGACTTGGCTCTAACATTCCCTTTCTTCTTAATAGCCCATACAGTGGGTTTCTCCCACATCTCTTCGGGGGTGCAGTCGGGTAGACCGCCATCCGTCTCGATAGCAAACTCACAGGCACTGTGTAGGGAGATACGCTTGGCAATATAAGCCTCACGTTCCTGCATCGTCCACAGCTTCATGGGGATTTCTAGGATAGGGGCTTTAGGGTAGCCCTCTTTCTCCCGATCCCGTCTGCTCCAATCACGCAACATAGCTACGATGGTGACTGACTTAACAGGCACTTTCTTAACCTTCTCAACAAGCCATGCGTAGATGTTTAATTGGTTCTCCCACTCAGGCTTCTCGTTCATAGCTGCCCAAACCGAGGTGAACTTGTAGTCCTTAACATGGATGCCATCGGCTTCAACTTCCTGTAAATCAACCGCCCCAGTGATGTGCCAACCATCATGCTCGATGTGAATGCGTTGCTCGACTATATGGTTCTCATCCTTGCCTTGTTCCAAGAAGTTATGGATAGCTGAGCCGACTATTGACCATACCATCTCAGAGGCGTCTTGCTCGATCTCATCCTCAAACTTGCGGGTCAAGGCTACGATCTTGGGGCTATTGAGTAACTGGGTAGCAGACAGGTGAGCCTTACCTTTGTTATAGGTAGGGCGTTCTAAGACATTGATAAAGGTCTGTGGGATGCCGTATTCGTTAGTTAATTTCATGCTTGCTCCTTGTAGCTAGTTCCATCTGCATTTGCTCATACATATGTTGACGCATCATGCGAAAGAACTGGATTTTTTGGTCACGTTCATCTTTTTTATTTTCAAAGTATCTACGCTCGTCTATGCGAGTCTTCCAACCTTTTCTCATTTCTTTGCCATTAAAAAAACAACGCAAACAAACATAAGAAACCCAGTACATCCGATTAACACCAAGCGCTCTAAGTTACGCTGGCGGTGCCACTTTGGTGGAAATATAAACAGCGTTTGGATATAGATCATGTCCTCATCGTCAATGGGCATGGGCTTAGGACATTCGTTATAGCGACAGCCAATCTGAACGCCCTTGGAAGTGGTATACGGAATTGTTTTGATTTAGTTCTCCTAGCAGTTAAACTAGACTTGATTGTGAACCATAGTTTATAGCATGTCAATAGGTTATACTCACATTAATTCATCTATTATATTCTCACTATAACAATGTTATAGTGACTAAGGGAAAACACCTAGATGCAAATAGAATTGCCATACCCGCCAAAAGAACTATCACCGAATGCCACGTTGCACTGGGCTAAGAAGGCAAAGTTTAAGAAGTCATACAGACATACCTGTTGGGCCTTAACGCTGGCTCAGAAGCTCGTAGCGCCTCCTGAAGGCAGGATTGATATTCATATAACCTTTTACCCACCAGACAGACGGCACAGGGATGCGGATAATATGGTGGCCTCTATAAAAGCTGGCTTAGACGGGGTAGCTGACGCCCTCAAGGTAAACGATAAACGCTTTCTGCCTACCTTTAAATTTAGCGAAGAGCCGCTTGGAAAGATTGTTATCGAGATAAAATGAAGATGCCGCAGCAATGTGGCTTCTTCACGTTTTGGGGGGCTTAGAACACCCCCCTTTTTTTACAGTTTAGATTCCAAACGCATCTCAATAATGCCATCTAATATTTCTTGTTTGGTTCGCTGTAAATCAATGATCTCTTGTCTGCGTTGCTCTGGTGTTGCAGTCTTGTCCTTAACTTCGCCAGCCATACGAATCTGGAGGTTGATGTCCCGTAGGGCTACTTCCATACTGGTTACATAATCACGAGCAGAAATTAAATCCTCATTCTTGTCAAAGTATTTATCAGCCTCGTCTGCCTTATCACGCTCTAATAGTTTCATGTAAGTCTCGTACTTGTTATCTACCCTTTTCTTAAAGTCGTAGAACAAATCTTCGTTACCACGGGCTACATCAGGGGCAACAAACGATCCGTACAGTGGGTTCTGTCTAGTTGTGGAGCTAGGGCGGTCTTCTCCAAACATATTAGATAGCCATTGAACGGCAGAGCCAGTCGTACCAAATAAACCACGGACTAGATGATCTGCCTCGATTGGGTTAAGAACACGCTTACCTTCGGTAAATGGAATGCTAGTTACGGCGCTGAAAATCTTTCCAAGCTGCGAAGTCGCTGCGGTGTATTGCTCGACAGCGTCTAAGTCTTCCATACCTCTAGGCGTTACTGTGCTACCTGTAAAGAAGTTACGATTTAAAGTAATTTCTGCAAAAGGTTTAACGCCTGTTGAGATTAGGTTTGGACCAAGCAAAGAGTCAAATGCAGCCTCACGAAGGGCGGTGCGTAGGCGTGTACCATCTATTTCATTACTTGTCCCCTGTGTGGTTACATAATTATAAGTTAGCTCAGGGATAGCCTTAAACATGAAGCTGGCAGAGGTATGCATTGGGAGAAGGATGTTGTTATCCAAGCCAGTCCAGTTCTTCGATAGGAAGATATTGCGAACTTTGGTTTGGTCATCGAGCTTCTGGTATTCGTCGTCATCTCCAACAGCCATGCTGTAAAGCATTACATAGAAGCCAAAGGTAGCCCCAGTCTTAGCCAACTGTGCCAAGGCAGCGCCACGGGCTTTGCCAGTTAAGCGTTTGCCGACCAAGGACATTGCCAAGATATCAATCTGCTGGGCATATGCGTTCATAAAAGATACAGTCTTTGTCAAGAACTGGGCGTGTCTAGCACTACCACGCTTAAGGAAGTCGATCACATTGTTGGCTTGAAGCAGAGCCAGCATCTCATCACCAGTCTGTCTTAGGGTGTTGTTGTATACCGACACACGCTGTCCGTAGTCTGAGGCATCGCCTACACGATCTAGCAGACCCATCAAGGCATCAAACTTGTTCTTTTCCATTAAGCCAATCTGCTGTTTGTACTCAATCTCTGGGGTACGGGTATATGACTGATAGCCCCCAATACCATAGGACTTGAGCATATCGACCACAGGATCATCGGATTGCAAGGCTTTAATGAAACCACGGAATGTGCCAGCCCAGACTCTGGTTGGATCTTTTAAGCCAGTGACTAAGGCTGCGGTAGGCGCATCCATGAACAACTGACGGATCTGGAACTGAGGCCAGAGGGTAACACCTCTGCGTAAGCCGTTAGCTAAAGCTCCAAGCATATCCATCGCTGGCATGCTGATATTTTCCATGCCTAGGACAGACTCAGCGATCAACGGATCTTTGATCTCGATGATGATTCTGCGACCATTAACAAGGATATTGGTGCGGACTGCGCCCTCTGGGGTACGACCCTCCTCTGGGAATACAGCAATCTGACCCTTCTTATTACGGGTAGCGTACTGCTGTGCCACACGATTGGCAGCGTAGTTACGCATCGAATTACGGGTAATCATGGCTACGTTGTGGAGCATGTTATCCACAATGTCATCAATATCCTTAACTACTACAGTATCCTCAAAGCGCTTTTCCTTGCCGACATTGGTTAGACGCTTCACGCCACCCATTTGTGAGGCTTGGTGCAAGTCTTCCATATCGTCTTGGATACGATACCAGGGTACATAGTCCTTAATTCCTTTTAGTTGCTTAGCCCGCTTCTCGCTAATGATCTTGCCAAATAACATCATGTCGATCATGTTGTCATTTACCTTAGTCCAGTTATCGAGCATGGTGCGTAATTCTGGATGTTGTTTCTCTTGGTCGCCATAGAACTTGATCTGCTCTTCGTCAAAGCGGACTTTTTTCTTGGCAATATTAATCATCCGCAAGCCTTTCTCAGCCTGAAGAATCTCATCTAACAGCAAAGCCTGACGAGCAACCGAGGTTTTTGGATCACGCATCTCAGCGTTTAGATCGTTTAATTCTTTTTCACGAGCCTTGAACTCATCCATGATGCTCTTGGATCGCTTGGCTTCGAAGAAGGTATTGACCCTATCGGTAGCCCTTTGCAAGCCTTCACGCTCGATCAAATCATGCTTAGCCAGCAATACGTTAGCCATAGAGAATGGTCGTCTAATTGCTTGGAACATCTGGGTCTTAGCGTTAAATGCCAGCGCACCACGGATGATGACCTCAGAGGCAATATGACCAGCATGCAAGGCGTTAGTAACGGCAATCGAGGCAACGGCTCGCATCTCGCCATCACGCAACATACCTTCTAAACCTCTGGCTTTTTGGAGAGCCAGATCAGCCATCTCTAGACCAGCGCCATACCAAATGTTCTTATTGCGAACATACGTTATGGCACGAACTAATTTACCACCCATAGCCTGAGAAGCTAGTAAAGGAGCATCTTTAGCATCCTTATAGACCTGTCTTGCACCCCTAAAGCCACCGAGCAACAAGTCCTTAACGCCACGGCTAGGCTTGACTGGGGTATGGTTTAGGCCATCCGCTTGAAACTTCTTATCAAAATCATCCACGTTGTTAAGGAACTTTAGGGCGTCTGCATTATCGGTCACATACTCGACTAGCATTTGATTTGTGATGCGCTGCTGGTTGCCAGACATAATGCGGGCAAACTCACGATGGATTGCTCGTTTATTGTCAAAGCCTAGGACATCTTTAATAGTTTCCAACAGACGCTGCATAGCCTTCTTAAATCGCTGCCAGCCACCGCCTAGCTGTGCCTTGAGTAATGGCTCAGCATTGACCGCCCAGTACTCTGACGGGTTGATGAACTGATATAGCTTATAGTCTGGAAGGGCGTCTGTTGCTTTTCTATAAGTAGCTTCTGTTGGATTCTGGAGATAATCAAACACTGCCTCAAAGTAATCCTGTGATACTTGATCTGTATTGTCTTCAATTGCTTTTTGTAAAGCATCAGCCCATGCGTTTACCACCGCAGTCTGTGCCTCTGGAGTCATCATCTGTTCCATGGAGTGGGCAATCTCATGGCGCATGGTCTTATCAGTAGCAGAACCTTTGTATAGCGTAACGATACGCCGAACAGGATCAAAATTACCAGAAACACCAGCTACGTTTGGCTTTAACATTGATAGGGTTAAACCATTTAAAACAGCTGGATAACGGGTAGCCAGAGCCTCTACGACCTTGTAAGTATCTTCATC